ATTAGCGGAACAAGTGCTTTTTCAAGTACTATAAGTTCTATAAGTGGATATAGTGGTGCTACTACGCAATATTTAGTCCATGTAAATGGGACTTTGCAGTGGAATGATTTATAATATTAATTGAATTTTTTAAGTGACTGCGTAAAATATTTTGAATGAAAATTCTTTACGTTGCCCCCCACCTGTCAACAGGCGGGCTTCCTCAGTTTCTTTTAAAGAAGATCCAAATTTTAAAAAAAGAATGTGAAATTTATTGCGTTGAATATGCGGATCACGGAGGATTCGTTGTTCAGAAAAATCAAATTGTTGATTTGCTAAAAGAAAAATTCTTTACATTGCGAGAAAATAAAAATGATTTATTAAAAATCATAAATCAAGTAAACCCAGATGTTTTGCATTTTGAAGAGATGCCAGAATACTTCATGGACAATGCTTTGGCCGAGAAAATATACTCGAAAGAAAGAAAATATATTATAGTTGAAACATCTCATGACAGCAGTTTCAATCCTTCGTCAAAAAGATTTTTTCCAGATAAGTTTACATTTGTAAGCGAATTTCAAAAAAGAAATGTAGAGTTTTTGAAAATTCCATCTGAAGTTCACGAATACCCAATATCAATAAAAATTAGAAAGCCGAGAGATGAGGCTCTTAAAGTATTGGGTTTAGACCCATGTAAAAAGCATGTTGTTAATGTTGGTCTTTTTACTCCAAGAAAAAACCAAGCTGAAATAATTGAATACGCAAAAAGTCTTATAGATTATCCAATTCAATTTCATTTTATTGGAAATCAGGCTGATAATTTTAGGTTTTATTGGGAGCCTTTAATGAAAGAGTGGCCAAGTAATTGTACTTGGTGGAACGAAAGAAAAGATGTAGATGATTTTTATCAAGCGGCAGATCTTTTTCTTTTTACTTCAAGAGGGTCGGAAAATAATAAAGAAACAAGCCCTCTTGTCATTAGAGAGGCAATTTCTTTTAATGTTCCAAGCTTAATTTATAATTTACCAGTCTATTTGGGAATGTATGACAAATTCCACAATATAGAATATTTAAATTTTGATGATCTAAAGGAAAACGAAAGTAAAATTTTAGATAAATTAAATATAACAAAATTTAATGATTATGCTTTTATACTATCGTCTTATCCAGTAAATAATTCTATAACAGAAATAACTGAAAAATGCATTAACCATTTAAAGCAAATTAGTGACGCTCCTGTTATATTAACCTCGCACTGTTCAGTTCCAGAGGTTTTGCAAAACGTTTCTGATTACTGTGTTGTTGATAAAAATAATATTTTAACTAAACATACATTTTACAAAAGATTTACTGGATATGGAAGGGAAGGAGACAATAATTATCAAATACAATTATGTTTGGATAAAACGGACAACGATATATATCATGGTCCAGCTGTATATACAAACTATTATAATGGAATTAATTTTGCAAAAAAGCTTGGCTATAAAAAAGCTATATGCATGAATTTTGATTTCTTGTTGAAGGATAAGAAGTTTTTATCGAAAGTTTTATCGAAATTGCAAAAACATAACGCTTATTTTATCGAAGAGCCGTGTCAGGAAGGAAGCACATTTAAAACAGTTTTTCATGCAATAAATACAGACTTGTTCGTTGAAAAATTCCCATTAATAAAAAATCAATTAGAATATAATAATTGGATGCAAACAGTGGGGTCCGAATCCAATGGGTTAGAAAATATTTATTTTCATAATTTAAAAGCTGAGCAAAACATTTACAAATCTTCGCTCAGCGAATACAATGAAGATATTAATGGGTGCCAAATAGATTCTAACTCTCAAGTAGAATACTTTGCTGTTTTGCCAGTTCAAAACGAAAATAAATTAGCTGTAATTTTTCATACTTCTAATTCTGTTGATAACAGGATTGCCAAGTTGAAGTTAAATGAAGAGAGATTAACTGTTGAAATAAAAGGCAGACAAACATTTATAAAAACTATCGAGAAGACTAGCGAGCCGATAAATATTGAGTTAAAAGTAAAAGAAGAAAAAGAAATATATACTAAAAAAATAGTTGTAGATCAGGAATACTTGTCTAAAATAAATGAATTTGGTTTAGTTAAAAAAATATGAAAGTTATAAATGTAACTCCTGGTCTGTTAGCTATACCTCCTAATGGTTGGGGCGCTGTAGAGAAAATTATTTGGGATTATCACTTGCAGCTTGAAAAAAATGGTATCAAAAGCGAGATTAAATATTTAAACGATGTTAGTTACGACGATAGCCAAGTTGTTCATGTGCATGTAGCTAATTTGGCGAATCAATGTTTCGAAAGAGGTATTCCGTATATTTTTACAATTCATGATCATCATGCTTTTTTATACGGTAAAGATTCTGCTTGTTTTAAGGAAAATTTAAAAGCTATAGAAAATAGCGTAATATCGACATCTCCATGTAAATTTCTTGTTCCGTATTTCGGAAGTAAAAAATTAAGATATTTCTCTCATGCCGTAAATACCGATATCTTTACTCCAGCGAAAGACAAGTTAAACTTTAATATTTTAAAAGATAGTGTTAGTCTGCTTTGTGTCGCTAACAATGGATATGCTGGAAATCCGAAGGTAGATAGAAAAGGGTTTAGAATTGCAATTGAGGCGGCAATGAAACTTGATTTACCTATAACTATAGCTGGCCCCAGAAATAATGAAAACTTTTTTTCTACTTTACCAGATCAGATAAATAATTATTCTAAATTAACTAAATTATTTGACTTAACTGAAGATCAACTTATTGAGCTTTATAGTAAGCATGATATTTTCTTGCATTTTTCGGAATTAGAAGCTGGCCACCCAAATTTAACTTTGCTTGAAGCTATGTCTTGTGGGTTGCCTGTTGTCGGAACATTCGAGGAAAAACAATACGATGGAATGTGCGTAACAGAAAGGGATTTAAATTCTGCAATTAGTGCAATCAAAACTGTCATAAATGACTATGCAAATTTTAAACAAAAGGCATTAGCTAACGCACAAAAAAACTCTTATTCAAATAGAGTAAGAGATTTGGTTGATTTATACAGTGAATATCGGGAGCAGATTTTTGCAGACAGGTTTGTCAAATCTTATAAGAGTACGGAAATAAACGGCGAAGATAATAAAATTATTATAGATTTTCACCAAGGAGTAAAAGTAGAAGTTATTGGGGGGAAACAAAGATTATATGATATTAATTTTATAGACGACTCTTCTGGACAATTGATATACGCCACAACAATAAATAATAATATGTGGTCAAAGCCTAAACGTAGTTATTTTGTAAATTGGAGAGTCGATGTTTATGAAAAAAATATCAATGGCAGAGTTTTGCTTGTTTCTGAAAAATTAAATTTAAAAGATAAAAAGGTAAAAATAAATTTAGAAACTGGAAGCCTTGGTGATCTATTAGCTTACGTTCCTGTAATAGATAAATTTCAAAAAAAGCATCAGTGCCAAATTGATTGCACTTTATCCAACAAAGATTTGCTTAAATCTTTAAAACCTAATTATAAAAATATAAACTTTATTTCAGAGCAAAACTCAAATAATGGTTATTACGCTGTTTATGATATTGGATATTTTATGGAAAATTGGGTTGATAAATCTGTTGTTGACCCTCGTTTAACAAAATTAAATCATGTTCCAAGTTATATTTTGGGTCTGGAGCATTCTGAGGATAGGCCAAAAATATCATTTCCAAATGCGGGGCAAACAACTAAAAAATATGTTTGCATTGCAACTCAAAGTACAGCGCAATGCAAATACTGGAATAACCCAAACGGCTGGGAGAAATTGATAGAATTTTTGAATAAAAAAGGATATGAAGCTTGGTGTATAGATAGATATTCATTGTTTGGCAATACTATAATGAATCCAATACCAAAGGGGGCGGTTGATAAAACTGGAGATTTCCCACTTGAATTGAGAATGTCTCAGATTCACAATTCCAAATTCTTTATTGGCTTAGGCTCTGGTCTATCTTGGCTTGCTTGGGCTTTAAATAAGCCTGTTGTTTTAATTAGCGGTTTTAGCAAGCCATTTGCCGAATTTGATACTCCCTACAGAATTACAAATGAAAAAGTATGCAATGGATGCTGGAACAATCCAAAACAAACATTTGATAAAAACGATTGGTTATGGTGTCCAGAAAATAAAAACTTCGAATGCACAAGATCTATTACCCCAGAGATGGTAATTGAAAAAATCAATAATCTACTTTAACGTTTTTTGATTCGTAGCTCTTTTTCAAAAGAGACGGGTGCTTTTTACCTTTCGTCTTCTTCGAATAATCGTTTAAAAACTTTTGCTTAACAGGATCTTCGCCACCATGACTTCTCGCCCTCTTTTCGCTTAATTCGGCACTTTTATCTAAAAGGTCGCCATAAGTGCCTTTCTTGTTCTTTGTGGCGTCGATGAATGCCACTGGGTTATTAGCGTCTATTCGTGAATCCACGGACGCATTGGGTACTTGGAACACTCTTTTCCACTCAAGCCCGTTTTCGTCAGTATATGAGTGCTTCTCGTTCATTCCCTGAAGCACGTCAATTGTTTTAGCTGTCTCTGGATTCTCGTAGGTGTAAAGTGGCATATTTTATTCTAATAAAAAAGCCGCTTTTTCAAGCGGCTTTAGTGTTATTCAATTTTAATTACTCTTGGCTTAGTTGATTGCTTGTATGGAATTTTAATTTTAAGTTCCCCATTCTGCATAGCGGCAGTAGCTTTCGTGAGATCGAGAGACTCGCAAACATTGTATGTTTCTTCAAATTTACCGCTACTCTTGTTTGCTTCAATTTTAAATGAAGAATTTGACTCCGTATATGTGACGCCCACATTATTCTTTGCGAATCCAGCGAGAGCTACGGTCACTTCTGCGCCTTCATCTGTAATTGAAGTTGTATAATGGTTCCTGAGAAGGAAGTTTTGAGAGGAGTTAGTCGTATAAGTTGATGTTGTGTACATAATTTTATAGGTTAGACTAGATAAATAGCAATCTATATGCCAATGAATTTCCCAGCGGAGTTCAAGAAATCTCCTTTAAAATTGAAACAATTTGTCCCACAGTTCTTTCGTAAGTGAAAGTTTGTCCCAATTTTACCCCTTCTTCGTTTATTTTTTTATCTTCAACAAGTTTAACTGCTTTTTCCATAGCAGCAACAGCCTGATCTTCAGTAAAGTCGTAGATGTTGCCTTGATTAAACGGCGCTCCCTTTACAAAGAAAGTGTTATCGTAAGCTGGAATTTTACCAGAAGGCTCAACTAATATTGAATTTGTTTTTGTAGCCCAATCTAAATGGCTAGTAGCATTGAGGACAATGCTCCATTTACCCAAGCAGGTTGCGTTAAAAGCAGGAAGTCCCCAGCCTTCCGCTCCAGAAAGGCCGCTCAAATCAATATCAGCGGAATTTAAAATATCGTTAACTTCAGAATTTGTTTTGACAAAAGGTAAGAAGTTGATGTTCCATGCCATTGACCTGTATCCATCCATTATATTTTTCATCAAATCTTTATTCAAGAAAGGATTTAAAACAGAACAGGTGAGCTGATACTTTGGATTATTGCCGTATTTCTTTATCCAAGTTTTAATAATCTTGTCGGTATGCTTTCTTTTTTCAAATTTACCCATTAAAATAAAATGGGTTTTACCTTCAAGATATGTTTTTGAAGTTTTAAAGAAATCGCTATCGAAACCTAACGGAATAGAATAAACTTTTCCAAGGCCAGAAGACGCGAAAGATCTGGCTGAGCTTCCGCTTGAGAAAATTGTCGCGTCTTGTAAGCCAACGATGCTACGTTCAACATCCGTTGGCTCGTCAAGTTCATAAAAAGTATAAAGCAGTTGTTTTGGGCAAATTCTATTTTGCGCTCCATTTATATGCCACAGCTTTAAACTTGTAGTATCCTTTGTTAAGAATTTAAACCTATTATTAACGCATGACTGAATCCAGTTTGCGAAATCTTTTTCAAGCTTGTCAAATGCGCTGAGATTAACTTCAGCTATCGGATGAATTAAAAAAGAAAAAGAAGAGTCTTTTTGAGCGATTTTATAAAATTCTTTTAGGAAATTATAAGAAACGTTCCCAAAAGAAATTGGGTTTAAAGGAGCTTCAAAGGATATTTTCATTAAATCGGAATCTCGTCGTCTGATTCAACTACTGTCTTTGCAGCGGGCTTCGCGTAAGTTTTCGTGTCCGACTTGGCGTAAGTTTTTGTTTCTGGCTTTGCGGCTCGTGGAGCAGCCTCTTGATCGCCAACCGCTTCTTCATCCTTCTTCTTTCCAGAGTTTACGAAGTTAAGACGTTCCGTGATTACGGAAATAGAAGAGCGCTTTTGACCGTCCTTCTCCCAAGTGTCCATCTTCAGTCTTCCAACGACCGAAATAAGACTGCCCTTCTTTACATACTTTTCAACAAATTCCGCTTGCTTTTCCCAAGTATCCACGTCGATGAAAAGAACTTCCTTTTCAGAAAGTGGATTGTTTACGGCAAGGCGAAAAGACGCGACTTTCTTGCCTGAGTTTGTTGAACGAACAGTGGGATCTCCCACGGCATTTCCTGCGAGTGCTACTACATTAATCATATTTTTTTTGGTAGGTTTTCTTAAGCTTTTTGAAAGCTGAATTATGTATATTGATACAGCCTTGAATCGATAAGTCAAGTTCTTTTGCAATTTTTCTCCAAGCTAACGGCTTTTTTTCGTCGCTGAAATATCTCATACTAAATATTTTTTTTACTCTTTGGTCTTCAAATTCATCGAGCTTGGATAAAATTTCTTCTATTGTTTTTTGATTTAAAGACTCTTTCTCCTCTTCGGTTTCGAATATGCAATCAAAATTCTCTTCAATTTGTTGGTGCCTTCTTCTGTTGCAGGAATTTAAGCAAAGCCATCTAGTACAATTGCCGAGATAAGTTGAAAACTTTATTTTTCGATTTTCGTCAAATGACTTAATAGCGTCGTAAATGTGCGATTCTTTGCTGTCCAATAAATCATAAAAATTATCAATAGAAGTCTCTTTTGGAGCGTAGCTATGAATCATTTGCAGATAAATGCCAGAGTGACGATTAACGATCTCTTTAAAGCAGGAGCTGTTTCCGTGTGATCTGACCTGCTCGATCAGATCAAGATCGTTCATTTGCTCTGGCATCAATCTCATACTCCCGTCCTTTCGCCAAAACCAGCTAAAGCTCTTTCTGAGTCATCAAGCACTTCGGTTTGATGAGCCGAAAAATTGAACATTGGCATGAAAATTAACTGCCCAATTTTATCTCCCTTTTTGTAAATTAATGAGTTTTTGGACAATTTCTTTCCCAGAAATCTAAACCTGAGTTTGATACTATTTCTGTATCCAGAGTCGATAACGCCAACACAATTCGCCAAAACTAGTTCGTATTTGCTAATACTGGATCGTGCAAACAGTAATGAGTAAAATCCATTTGTAGGCTGAAGCACAACTCCAGTGTCATATTCGATATATAAAATACTCTTTTTCTTTTCGTCACAAAAGATTATTTCTGGCTCCGAAGATGCAATCAGATCCCATCCAGCATCTCCCTTTGCTGGTGCGATCAAATTGTTTTCGAATCCATTTTTTAAAACTTTGAACGATGTTTGCTCCATAACTTGAACTTGGAACAGATTCTAAAAATTGTCAATCGTTTTTCAACAAATTGCGCAAAGCGCAATAAAAATACGTAGTATTTTTATTAAAGAAAGGGGGATCGAGGGATGGGGATAGTTTGGGGGATATAGGGGGGGAGTCTGAGGGGGGGAAAAAGGGGGAAAGAAAGGGGAAGGGAGTAAGGGGGAAAACAGGGTATTTAAAATCTTATTCGTCTCTTTTTCGTGTAAAAATTGATATGTCCGATGACAAGGATTTATTAAAATTATTTATTGAAAGTGGCTGGATGGTATCGATAATCGGTGCAGCAGGAATGCTCGCCAGATTGATTTCAAGCCCCTTGAAAAGAGCCAATTGGACAGACTATTTACGTAAAATTATTGTTGCATCTATCACATCTACAATAGCTTGGTTTGTCGTTGAGCAAATGGATATAAGCTCTATAACAAAAGCTATAACATATGGTGTTGTTGGAGTTGTAAGTCCTGAACTGATAGACGCTTTAATAAATTTATCTAAAAGTATTTCTAAAAACCCAAGTAAATTTATAAAAAGATAATGAGCGCTAAATTAAAAGTATGCCTACTAGGTTTAATATGTTTAATATTCTCTTTTTATGGTCATTTTGTTTGCGAAAAAGTTATAAGCAACTTTGTTAAATCAGATCAATGTTTCAGAAATGTCACTTATGAACTCAGCCCATTATTTGACACTCATACAATAACAATTGTAGATTCTCAAGTTAAAGCAGCTAATGGACTTATATCATTTGATCAACTATGCAAAAACATGGTTTTAGCAGAAGATAATATAAAAAAGTTCATGACAAACTTTGGGAAAAAAGCTACTTCAGAAGAAGAAAAAAAGATATACGAAGAGCTTAAAAAAAGATGTGAAATTTCGTTAGCCTTTACGCAAAAAGTTAAAGATATATGCAAAGAGCAAGATAGCAATAAAATAGCTGTATTGATAGAAAACGGAGAGATGTATAAAGCTACAGATCCAATGCTTGAATTGATCAATGCCTCTTTAGAAAAAGAATTAATTTTGTCTTCAAAAATCGCTATAGATTCGGTGGTATCTTTAGATTTGTTAAAGAAATTTATGGCTGCATTTATAGGCTTATCAATAGTAATGTCAGTATCAACGCTGATACCTGCGAAATCTTCGAAAAAGCCCAAAAAGCGTGTAAAATAGAAATATGGAGTTAGACTTTTCTAAACAAATTTCCGAGGCTGGTAAGCGTGGTCTTTGGGACAATATTCGAGACAAGAAAAAAAAGATGGGCAAAAATTATCGGCCCGCCAAACCTGGTTCTCCTGATCGCCCTAGTAAGGAATCTTGGAAAAAAGCTCAGGCCACTATTGAGAAAACATACACAGAAGCGGAAAAGAAAACTCTTAATAAGCCATTTCGCCTACCCTCTGGCTCCAAAAAGAAATTTGGCGTTTATGTTAAGAGTCCAAAAGGTAACGTTGTAATGGTAAAGTTTGGCGATCCAAACATGGAGATCAAGCGTGACGATCCTGATAATCGTAAGAGCTTTCGCGCTCGCCATCAATGCGATACTAATCCCGGTCCTAAATGGAAAGCTCGCTATTGGTCTTGTAGAATGTGGGAGGGCGGAAAATCAGTTACTGAAGTTACTAAAGGTTCACTAGAAGACGATATTCATGATCAAGAAGAACTTCTTAAATTGAATACTGCTTTGGCCGCAGTCGAATCTATTGAGCCTGATATTGAAGAAATGAAGTACCATCACGAAGAGCAGATGGAAATGGCTGAGCAAATATTTTCTACTGTTGCGGATAAAGCTAAATCCATCATCGATTCAATGAATAAAGATCCAGAAATTGCTCTTGAGCTTTCTGAACCTTTTATCGCTGCTAAATTGGCGCTAATAGATGATTACATGAATACTGTTTATAACTACCTCATGTATCCAAAGTCTGGCGAAGAAAAAGATACGGATTAATTGCGACGATTCATAAACTTTTTTAGCTTAAAGTTTAGAATAAGTAGAATAATTTAACGCATACCCTATGATTTAGGGTATGCGCAGTTATTCCGATATCACTTTAATTCCAAGTTTTTTTAAGGGGAAAAGCAGATCAGAAATTGATGTTTCCTGCCTCTTCTTAGGCAAGCAGTTTAAGCTGCCAGTTGTCCCGTCGAATATGTCTTCTGTAATTGACGAGGGCATCGCGAAGTATCTTTCGTTTGAGGGGTACTTTTACATTATGCATAGATTTTTTAAGGAGCCAGACGGCAACCTTAAATTGCTTAGAAGAATGAACGAACAGATTTGGCCAATTGTAAGCATCAGTGTCGGTGTTCAAGAAAGCGATAAAGCGTTAATTAAAGAAATTGCTAAAGAAAAATTAAAAGTAGATTTCATTACTATAGACATCGCTCATGGCGACAGTCAGTTGATGAAAAATATGATATGGATAATTAAAGAATATGCTCCTCAAGCTAAGATTATCGCTGGCAATGTTTGCGCTCC